TTTGCTTTTAAAGTTCCTGTCTTCATCCTCCATTTAAACATAGTAAAGTAGAAACTTTTTGATATGCGAGCTAATTCTTTTATGGTCTTCTTTATATTTGGAGAATGTTCAAGCACGCTGCAGCAGTATACCATGTCAAAACTATTTGTACCAAATCCTGTATCAATCATATCTCCAACATGTGTTTTAAATCCTTTTAATTTAGCATGCTTTAAAAATGTCTCAGATACATCCATAATCTGATAATCTATATCAGGTCTTTTCCTAGTAATAAGTTGAGCTTCATGAGCTTCTCCGGCACCTATCTCAAGTACTGTCTTTGCAGAATTGTTAGCCATATAGTTTACATAAAGCTCTTTACTGAAATGGTTCTTCCTTGATTCTATCCAAGGTACTTTCCCTATCTTATATTTGTTCCATTTATTTTTATATTCCATACTATGCTCCTAACAGGTTTTCTTTCTTACCAGATATTCTAGTCCTACCTGTTTGTTTAAGATGTTTAATGTATACTCCCTTCCCAACCTTCTTACCTAAAGAATCTTCCAATCTATTATAAAATCTTGAGTTGAACATAAATACCATCCATTCACTACAAGTAAATGATATTGAATCCTTTGATCTTAAATTAGGAGAGGTTTTCAACCTATGAGCTATTAGTGATGATAAGAATACTTGATCAGTCCAGCATCTAAGGTTTGTTCGGAAATGTCTTTTGTGAGCAGGGCGTTTTGGATCTTCAAGAGTTTTCCATATCTCATCATACTCTGGTATTGAATCACTCTTACCGAGCAAGCAAGTATCATAAGCAAACTTAAGAATATCAATAGACCTAGTTGTGTTCTTCGCAAAGATAACTCCTCCATTAGCATAGGCTCTACTACAGCCTATATCAATCATATCATTCCTAGCAGTAATACCTATGTCAAACTTCCATCTTGAAACAGAAGGGTTCCAATCCTTAACAAAGAATGTATCAGCATCTACAAAAGTTATAAGTTCATCAGGATTATCTAAATCAATCTGATCTTGCATACAAGAAAACTTCATAGTTTGCATTTTAGTATCAAAGTCTTCTTGGTTGACTTGGATATACTCTATGCTATGATCTTCCAATATTTTTATCTGTTCAGGAGTAAGATCTGGGCCATACATAAAGAACTTAGCCTTGACTTTATTCCTAGTTGAAATAAAATACTTGGCATACTGAAAGTAGTTGGCACTACATAAAGTAACTACCTTATGCATCATTTAACTCCTAGATGATTCTTTATATTCTGCCATGATACTTGTAGGCTATAATTCTTTGCAGCAAATTCACGACACATATCTGCTTTATCCTCAGACCAATTCTTAAGAGCATACTCTGCTTTAGCTATCAAATGTTTCTTCTTACAAGTGAAAGTATTGACACCTTCATAGAAATATGCTTGATTGATAGGAGCGCTGATATTATAGATAGTAGGTAATCCGCACATAGTCATTTCTAAGAATGTCTGAGGGAATCCTTCAGCCGGATGCTCTGTGAATAGGATACCAATCTTTCCTAAAGGTATACTTAGTGCAACGAATTCCATACTGCCAAAATTAGTAAGATCTACATTATGGTGAGTTTCTTTAATTCTGTTTTTATGAGCAGTTCCACCTACCCAAAGAACGCTTCTTTTCCCCTTGACTTTATCAGTAAGTTCATTAATAAAGTGGGCTTCATTCTTATCGCCTCTTTTGCCAACAAGCATATAATCATAAGGTTTGTATATACTTTCAGTATCGCCTTGATCCCACCAATAATCCTTATCCTTGCCTTTTATGTGTATTTTAGCATTACCTCTTAATCTTGCAGGAGTATCTACTAACGAAACATCTGCTACATTATTATACATATTCCTATTGCAGCAAGAATAGTAAACAGTCTTGTTAGGGATAGCTTTCAGTATCACATCCTTCTTAGGATCATGTTTAACAGACCAAACTATTGCTTCAGGGTGTTTCTTACAAAAATCTATTACCTGTTGAGCATCTGTCATACTGTATTCCCAATCACACTTAACATCTTGTCTAGATAGATAAATAATACATCCAAACATCTTTGCATACTCTCGGTATCCGCAAGTACACTTGCCATCTATCATCATCTGCTGTTTACCATTACGTTCCTTAGATAGACCTCCATACAGCATTATCAGCTCCATGTAATGCTCCTATCCTTATTCTTATTCCATTTTGTCAGACCTCTAGCAGCTCTCCAATCCCTACCATTATCCTTACAGAATGGACCACCAGGCCAATCTGTTCTCTCACTAGCCATAGGGAGAAGGTTGTCAATCAAAGTATTCACAGATCCTCTCCTAAGTTGTTTCTCAGGATCTTTATCTGTAATCATTTCATCTGAAAGTTCCCTTACTAAGTCACCTCTCCACAAAGAAGGCTGTAGGGCTACCTTATCAAGCTTTGCAGCGTGTTCTTTAGGGAATCTTATGTATCTAATTTGTGAACTTATGGAACCTAGAATTTGATCAAGATCAATCTTTCTAGTGAATAGCCAATCATCCTCTAAATGGAACACCCATCTTGATTCACTATTCTCCCATATTTTCTTAACTGCTTTAGCAAAGTTTGGTTCGTCGCTAGTAGTATACTTCCTAACTGTAAAGTGGTCCCAAGCTATACCTAAACACTTAGCAGCAATATTTGCAGCTTCTTTAAGTTTTGCTTTAGGTGCAAAGTCTACATTTAGGATTATTTGAAATCCATCTGAATAATTAACATTCTTCTTAAAACTTGTTAATGTTTGAGCTAATAGTTCTGGTCTTAGTGTTGCAGGAATGGTAATGTCAATCAACTTTGTCCTCCAAAATTTTAATGAATTTTTTCATGTTTTTCTCTCTGCTGCCAATCTTATGCCTCAGAGTATTATTCATATTAACTAATTTGTTATCAACAAATATCATTCCATTAATTAATTCTGCAGCTTTAGCAATATTGTGATCATCATAAATATAAGCTGTATCTTCTGTAGCATAGTCTGCCATACCATTCCTAGGATGATCACCACAAACTATCCTAGCTCCGCAAAGGGAAGCTTCCATAGGAACATTATGCAATCCTTCTAATTCAGTAGGAGCAAACCACACATCGCATTCAGAGTAAAGCTTTGCCAAGTCTACTCTATTTGGATTAACAATATATTTGTCTAACCAAGACGGCTGTTTCTTAAGCTTCTTATTCCCAAATGCTACAAACCTATAATTATCCTTCCCTAGTAAATTGTGTAGTACTTCAAAACTAGGCCAACCCTTGCTTGCAAGCTTACTCCATAAACAGCCTATTGTTATTTTCCTTTCACTTCTTAGATCATAATCTTTCCACCAATCAAAGTCTATACCTTGGTAGACTAGATGGCACTTACCGCCAAAACTTTCAATAAATTTCTTCATCCAAATAGAATTTGTTATCTTTGTTACACGGCTATTCTTGTAATAACTTATAAGTTTGTCTTCATCCCAACCTGGAACCCAAATTTCATGTCCTCTAATATACCAGAACTTATTTTTGGCATTAGACCTTACTGTTGGTTTTACAGATTTTATATCTGTAGCAATTAATGCATCTATGTTAGAAGGTATCCTTGGCAAAGTAGTATCATGAGTAAACCAGTTAAACCTATCATTATTAGTAATTATATTGCAGTCGTGTCCAAGCTTTTTTATAGTTTGCTGGCAACGGATTACAGTCCTACTACCTCCATTATTCCCTAGACCTCCGCTACAATTAAATGCTATCTTCATAGTTACTCTCTTTCCAAGTATCTATCATGGCTAATTTTGTAACATTTCTTGCAGATAGTTTTTTCTTCCATAGCTTTATACTTGCCACACTTTGTACAAATTCCATCGCTTTCCCGCTTCCGTCTCAAAACCATTAGGCTTAGGTAAGCGTTGTCATACATTTCAAATCTATTTTTCTTATCTAAGGCTCTGAATTTTTTCCAATCAATAGTTGTTTTAATAACTTCCGAATGCTGACAAAGTTTGTCAAAGAACTCCTTGACTTTTGGATTAGTCCAAAATCCTATTCTGTTTCTTTTTTTCTCAGGTACCGACATATTAAATCCTTTAGTTAGTTTAATATAATATTTGTTAAGTAGTTATAATAGCAAACAATTAGAAAAGTTTTAGGAGATGTGAATCAAACAGTGACGGCACCTGATAGCCGTGACACAACTTCTTCCAATCAGTGTAGTTAGGCTTCTCTATATGTTCGCTAGTGTAGGGAATATCTTCCCTTAGTTTCACAACTGCATTGTTAAGTTTTATTAACTTTAAATTAGATCTAAGCTGTAGATATTCTTTTGATTCAGGACCGCAATCTTCTTTTATACATCTTAAGAAATCCTTAACAGATCCATCACAGCGTAGATAGGAACTCTCATTCTTTTTGAACGGAAATCTGTAGATAGATTTCACAGTATCTCCGTTATCTCCTCTAATTATTTTATGTAGTAGGATGTGAGATTCTTCTGCTCCGTTGAATTCCTTGTGCATTTTTTCTTTGGTAGGAGATTTACCATCGCCTAAAATTATTGTAAGGTTAGGAAATTTTGCCAGAAGCTGCCACATATCCTTATCTGTAGAGAATAGGAATATTGCATCATTAGGATGGTTGGCAATATAGGCTGCCATAACATCATCAGCTTCCTCTCCTTCACAATAAATCTTTTCATGAGGAATACAATCTACAAATTGCCTGCAAATATCTATAGGGTTGTAGTCTAAATCTTTCTTAGGTCTATCTTTGTAAATTATAGTTTTTGGAGCATAATCCTTGAAAGCATCTTGATGAGTTTTATACAACTCTTTCTTTCTTGTAGGATATCTATCTTCGCAAATGACAAGGTTAGGTAGAGAGTGATCTTGTTTAATCCTAGCGTGAGAATGGTTAAGTACCTTTACTAAACCTATGATGACTCCGGTATTAATTCCATCATCATTAACTAGATTCTCTTTCTCAGTAGCGTGATAGTTGCGCCATACTTGGTTATTAAAATCAATTAGGACAGTGCACTTTCTGACATTTTTAAAACCCATAGAGAGTTCTCCTTTAGCTTAAATATAATAAAAAATTTCTTTGGTACCTAATGTTTTTAGCGTTAGTAGGGAAGGAACTATCATGGAGGTCTTTTATAGTAGCGGTGAATATAGTATATTAAGAGCACGATAGGAGAAAAGTACTGAAAATATAGCTGAAAGTAGGTTACACGTGAAAGTAGTAAAAAGTAGTGAAAAGCTCTTCAAATTGCATTTTCATGCCGCTTCTCTTAATTAACTATTTATTATTAGTTTCTATTTCGTTTCTAATTAGCTATTTATGAAATAACAATTAGCTGTTTTTTTTAAATGGATTAAAAAAAATGATACCGACTTTAAGAAGTAAAGTTATTGAAGCTGAAAAGGCTGAAGAGAAAAAAGAAATGGATCTGAACCAAATATTATGTTCAGAGTGTAATAAGAAATTGTTTGACAAGCCTAGAAAGAATTGTGTTACTGACAGAGCTGTTTATCTGATTCTTAAGAAGAACAGCTCAGAGTATCTTCCCTACTGTTCACAGTGCGCTAGTTCTATGCCAGCAAAATTCATAGATAAAATGGAAACATATGACGTATACCAAAAAAAGGTGAAGGCGGGAATTATATGAAACCAATACGGGAAGCATTTGACATGGAGATTAAAGCAGGATACCTTAATTGGGAAAAATTAGATAAGATGTTGCACACGGCTCTATTCACTGTTGACAATAAGTTTACTTCTGTGCGAGATGATACAGGAGAAGTTAAAGAAATGAGAACTACAGATACTTTAGATTTTTTTGGAAAGAGTATTTCAGGTGCAAAGGCTTCCTACAGAGTTTATCACCCTAGGTTCACAAATGGTAAACTTATGTGTACTGGTATACAAATTGGGACTGTTGATCTTGAAGGACAGCCTTTCTACACAAATCCTCCGGTGATGTTCTAATGTCAGATATATACAAGAAAGATAAAGGCGGTAACTTCAGGGAGATCCGTTCTACACGCGCAGCTAAAGATGCCGGTATTGAAAATATTGGCGATTTCTTTATGGACACGTTTATGACTGAGATGGATGATTTATGTAAGACTCCAGAAGAAGATTTGGTAGCAGACTCTGCTAATGATGAACAGAATGAGTTATACCCTGTAGGCTTTAAGCCATATAATGATACTTGGAGATATGAGCCTGTTACATCAGATTACTTTGCGTCTAAGATGTTAGGTGAACCGTTTACAAAATTGCAACAAGAGACTGTTGATATAATCTGCGGTAAAGATCCATTTCAGTTTACAGATCCAAACTATGAAGAAATAGATGATATGTGGGGCAAGCGTAGTGGAAAGGATTCCACAATTGCTAAAGCTGTAGCTAATCAAGGATACAAATTAGCTTGTCTATTCAATCCGCAAGAGTTCCTAGGTATGGGTTTGGGAAGTACCATTGACATAGTAAATGTCGCTTCCACTTCCAACCAGGCTAAGAAAGTTTTCTTCAAGTACCTTACTGCATTTATTAAATTGGCAAAAGATCCAGCAACAAAAAGAAGTTGGTTTGCTACTAGGAACTTCTGGTGGGATGTAGGTAAGCAAAAATTTGTCTATATGGATTTGAGGCAGAAGGATGGTAACATAAAGCAGGACAACATAGACTTTGGTAGGGGAATATGTTGCCACTCCCTAACCTCGGATAGGTTCACAGCAGAGGGCCTTAATATCATCCTAGCAATTATGGATGAGATAGGCGCTATGAGGGTAGATAATGTATTTGGCTCTGATGAGAGAATGATTGGCCAGTATGACTCACTATCAGCTACAGTACGTGCTACATCTACCAACGGTATGGGTAAGATGCTTTGCATATCATATAAGTATGCAAGGAATTGCCCTATGTCGCTTTTGGTGAAACGCAATAAGTCTGATCCCAAGAAGTTTGTCAGAGTATATTCTGTGTATGATGTTAGAACAGATACGCCAGAAGAAAAGCTTAGATCATCATTTGCCTCAGAGTATACCAAAGATCCTGAGAAGGCAGCAATGATGTATGAGTGCAAAGACCCTAAGACTGATAAGGATAATTTGTACAGTAATATATTCATTCTGAATTCTGCTTGTGATGTTAAGAATGAGTTTACTATCAACCCAATACGTGGAGGGGTAGTAACTGTTAATAATATTTATGATGGTGCAGATAACTTGTTAGAGAAATGGTTCAAAGGAGACGATGATCTTTTTTATACTGCTCATCTTGACTTAGCTAAAGGTCAGGTTTGGAAGAAGCATGATGCTGCCGCATTAGCTCTAGGCCACCTGCAGGAGATGAGAGTAACCTATGATGATCTTTGGAAGAAAACTTATCTCAGAGAATATGGGATAGATTTATCAGAGAATGAAGGCCAACTACGCATGGGTGTAGTCATGGACCTTGTTGTTCAGATAATTTGTAAAACAGAAGACAAGGAAGTTAGACTTTCAGATGTTAGGAGGTTTCTCATAGACTTGCAAGAGAAAAGAGGCTTCCAGATTTTTAAAGCTACAATTGATGGATGGATGTCAGTGGAAATGCTTCAGGAGCTTAATCATGCTGGTATAGAAGCAGAGTTATTATCCATAGATAAGAACCCATCTGCCCATCATACTCAAAAGGATTTCTTACAGCAAGGTCTTTATAAAACATATAAGATGCCAATATGGCATAGGGAAACTAGAGAGCTAATTGAGAAGAATAACAAAGTAGACCATCCAGAGCTTTCTACTGATAGATTTGAAGAAGAAGGTTATGAGCATGGTAGCAAGGATGTCACAGACAGTACTGCAGGAGTCTGTTTCAATTTGAGTAGTGAGATAGGATCAGAGGGTGGCAATTTACTTCTAGGCTAGAGAGGGTGCTGTGAACAGAAAAGATGGAAAAGAATACTCCAAATTAAGGATTGGTGAGATTAACCGCAAGAAGGGTGAGGCGCAAGCTGAACTTATGGATAGTGATCTTCTTGATACCAAAAAGAAAAAACAGAAAGACCGTAAGACGCAAACTGATGATTTTAAAACAGAACAGCAAAAGCGGTTAGATGATCAAGAGAAGAAACTGAAAGAAGCTGAGAAACAAAAGAAGCGCAGATTATTTTGGAATCCATTTAAGAAGTTTTTTCATATGGTGTTCTCTGTAAGCACCTATATCAGCATTATTCAGAACTTTGAAGAATTATTGCTTGTAATCTTTATTGACGCTTTAATGCTTTTTACTCTCGGAAGTTTAAGTTATATTCTATACATTATGTTTACCTCAAGCAAAAATGATGACCTCCCTATTTTGATATATAAAGCATGTGCAGGAATTGTGGTGTGCGGTATTTGTTTGATAGCTCAAGCCAATATCCCTATTGCTAGTAAACCTAACAAAATTGTAGATGAAGAGGAATAATTATGTTTGTTACCTCAAATATGGCGCTATCTAAAGCTGTTAAAGGAAAATTGAAGACTAGTGACTATTTCTCTCAGCGTTCTGTTTCTTCTGCTATGGTAGAGGAGGAAGAAGATTACAGAGTAGATAGATCATTTATGACAGATGCATATAGAGTTAATTCTTGGGTAAGAGCTATTGTTGATACAACTAAAGAGAGAGCTATTCAATCAGAGTTATTCCCTATTCCACTTTCTACTAAAATTGATACCAAGTCTAACGACTATAGCGATACAGTTAAGCGTCATATGGAATCTGTTATGAATCTTATGATGATTCCTAATGAGGACTATGAGAGTTTTGAATCGCTTGAGAAAAAGGTAATGCACGACATCATGGTATATGATGATGGAGGTATGGAAATAGTTAGGGGCGAACGTAGAGATGGTAAGAAGATACCATTTGCTTTGCGTAGTAATGTTACTGGTGAGGAACTTTATGTCAATGCTCAGAAGAATGGAGTTCTTAAAGCAAAAGCATACGTTCAGCTAAGAGAGGGGAATGAGAAGGCTTGGTGGAATAAACAGGATTTCATGAATTTCATAAAGAACAGACGTTCTGGATATTCAAATGGAACCTCTCCAATAGAATCCATAGCTGCTTCTATTCTTGGTGATTTAGAAGCTATGAATTATAACATCTCATTCTTTGAGAATAATGCCAGACCTAATCTGGCATTTTTGTTTCAGAACCTAGGATTTGGTCAAGGCAAGGGAGCGCTAGAGAGAGCTAAGAAGTGGTACTATCAGGAACATAAAGGCCAACCTCATAAGCCACTATTTATGGGGACTCAAAAAGGTGAAGTTGAGATAAAGCAACTTACTGTTCCTAATAAGGACATGGAATTCTCTGAATGGCAGTCTATGCTACTTTCTCGTATCATGGCAGTATATGGTATGCAGCCTATGGTTATAGGAGCTATCACTGGTACTACTGGTAAGCTTAATTCAGAACTACAAGGTGAGCAATATAAGAAGAATGCTATCATACCTTTGGTTAAGGTTTTTCTTCATACTATGAATTCTGTTCTTATATGGGGTGACCAAAATTTTAACTATGATGACATTTATCTTACTTCTGCTAATCTTGATATTGATGACGAGAAGCGTCAAGCAGATATATGGGAGATCTTTCTACGCACTGGTGTTATTACTATCAACCAAGTGCGCGGTGAATTACAGATGCCTCCTGTTGAATGGGGCAATGAACCATTTGTTCCGCTTAACTTCTCTCCTCTAAGTACTCTCAGAGAGTTTCAGGAGTCTAGGATTGAAGCCAACCGTAAGAGCGCTATGAGCGCTGGTGTTGATAACAACGTTGGTGGTGAGGGCAAAGATCCTGTTGATCCAGATAAAAAAGATAAGAAAGATAAGAAGGATGGTAAGAGTGCTCAAATAGAGCATATGTTAGCTAACTTTAATCCTCCTACTGGTTTGGAGAAAATTGATACTACTGAAGTTATTACGGCAGTATCAAAGATACTTCAGAAGTCTGAATCAACGCCTAAGTATTTTGATATGGGTGCTACCAGTATGAGAAGTGTTGTAAGAAAGTTTGAGTTAGAATGGCCCAATATACTGAAGAGCAGATAACATACCCTTTGATAAAGGGCGCTAAGTTTTCCAACTATGGTTTTATGGAACTAGATGGAGAACTGATATTCTCACGCTATCATCTTAAGAAGGGAGATGATTGGTCAAGATTTATAGATGCTAACTTTAGGGACATAGCTGATTGTTATTATCTTGCTTACAAGAATGATTGCGAACTTTTGAGAACAAGAAAGCGCAAACTTAGCTCTTTCCTAAAAAGTGTTTGGGAACAGACTCAAGACGTATCTCTACTTATGATCAAAGCAATTGCTTGCTTTAAAGATTTGTCTGAAGAAGAATTAGTAGAAAAAATAATCAGAGAAGTATTGCCTGGAATAGGTTATACCAAGGTTAGAAAATCGGATGGTAGGTACTATTGGGAAATAGGTGAAAGAAAAAAATTTGACTCAGGGATAGGAAAGGTTCTTGTTTTAACTTATATTAATAATAGGTTCAATAAGGATGATACGTGGAAATATATAAAGAAAAATTGTTACTTGAAAGATGGTACTTGGCGATATAAGAGTAACGTTGCCAAGCAAAGAATTGAAAACATATTGAGTAGTTACATCCAAAATGGAGGAATCCTAGTGGAAAACGTAAACATGGAATTTAGTACTTTTGTCCCAATGCGTATTATATCCAAAGATGCTTTAGGTAAGGATAGATTTTTTGGTAAGCAAGATGGTGATGACAAACATCTATATGTTAGCGGTGCTGCGTCAACTACTGACGTAGATTATGATACTGAGAGAGTATCTAAGAATTTTATCAAGAAAATGAAAAAGCAAGCTATTGGCCTACCTCTTAAAGTAGGGAGCCATTATGCTTCTGATTTAGATAGTACTGTTGGCGTCATTGTTGATAAGGGCGGCACAGAAGAAAGTTTTGATATTGAAGGTAGACTTCAATCTTTTGACCACAACCCTAATGTTGAAAAAATTGCTCAGAAGATGGATGATGGTATATCGTTCGGTTTCTCTATTTTCGGTAGAGTGACAAAGACTTTCCGTGAAATGGATAAGAAACTTGGTAAGGAAGTAGTTGTACTAGACGATGGAGATCTTTCTCACGTACTTATTACGGATCAACCTTGTAACAAAAGTACTTTTGCAGAAGGTATTGTAAAGTCTTTGGTTGATAAGTCTACTAAGACAGAGGCTGATGGTAAACCGCGTACAATTGAGACAGAGTTCAAACACTCCTCCTCTATCTTAAAGTCTGAGCCTGAACTTGAGAAAACTGGTGAATTCCCAGACCAAGCCTTCCCTATTAATTTTGCTACTGATAAAGTCCATAAAGATTACCTTCACCATTATGTTCAAGATGGTATTCTTTATCTGCATAAATCTTGGCTTGTCCAAGCATTCAATATGGCAAAGGAGAATAAGGCTCCTGCGCTAGTAGTCAATCATTTACTTAACCACTTACAGATTATTGGCCTCCAGAAGGAAGTTGATGATTTCGTTAATTTGAGAAACAGTATCGAAGATTTAGCTAATGTGAAGGAAAAACTTGATGCGATAGTTGAGAAGCTTGCAAGCGATTGCACAGCTAAGACCATTAATGTTGATTCTAAAGAAGCAAAACTGAAGATTATTCAAGAACTGATAGAACAAGTGGCACCAAAAGTTACAGATTTAATTAATAGTTCAAATGAGGATTCATAATGGAATTCAAAGCAGAAGAAATTGCGAAAATGTTGTCTGATGGCGTCGCTAAAGCTATGGGCGCTACTGAAGAGAAAAAGCCTGAGACTGATAACGTAGCAGTCAAGAGCCTTGAGAGTAAAATTGATGTGCTTTCTGATTTTATCTCTAAGCACGTTAAGATTGAAAAGCCTAAGACTATTGAAGAGCAGATGGAAGAAATGAAGAAGTCAATCCTTGATACTATCAAGGAAGGCAAGACTGACAAGACAGATAAGAAAGAGGAAGACGAAGATAAGCCTCTTGAGAATATTACAGCTAAGTCTCTTAAGGCCATGATTGCTGATGCAGTTAAGGAAACTGGAGATAAGGTTGTTAAGAAGTCTAAGCCTAAAGGCCAGTCTGCTGAGGAAGATGCTATTGATGATCTTATTGGTATGATGGCTAAGTCTGGTAATGTAGACATGGGTGAAGATGCTGAGGAAGATGATTCTGAAGAAGATGCTGATGATGGCGAGAAACCTGAGAAAAAGGTGAAGAAGTCAGCTGATTCTGATATTGAAGTTACAACTGTTGAAGCATATGATGACAATGGCAACGAGATTCCTATGGCCAAGCGTCAGCGCATTCAGAAGCTTGACAACTATCTTGGTGATAAGCTTCAGCATGAGTTTGCTAAGCGTGGGATAGTTACTGAGAAATAATGATGGTAATTTAATGGTATATTTATTCACTCACCCGCACTTAATTCGATAACCTGAAAGTATTTTTGGAGAAAATCATGAAAGTTAAGAATCTGAAACAGCTTTCACAGGCTCTGAAGAAGGCCGTGACAATTGGTAACTTACCGTTTGGTCGTGCATCATCCGGTACTATTGCCCAGCCTTTCCTTCCTGATCCTCTTGCTGCTACATTTATTGATATTGTAACGGAGTATAACAACTTCCGTAAGGTATTCAAGGTCCAGCCCATGAATAGCCGTGTTCGGACAATTCCGAAGCTGCTTACTGGGACAAAAGTTTATTACCAGCCTTCAGAAGCTACTGAAGGTCAGGAAACCTCTTTCAGCGCAAGTAACATTGAGCTGCTAGCCAAGAAGCTGTTTGCTTGGATTGAGATCTCCGAGGAAACTTTTGAAGATGGTGTCCTTGATATGCGCTCTATGATCCGTATGCTCTTTGCACGCGGTATGGGCGAAGGTGAAGAGAAAGCATTCCTTACTGGTGATGTTGATCACGGGCAGACTACTGCTACTGAAGCAGATGGCTCGGATGCTTATAATGGAGTATGGTTCAACCGTGATGCACGGCTGGCCTTTGATGGTATTCTCACTATCGGTATTGAATCCGGTGTGAACTATGATGTTAACGGTAACTGCACGGTTGATGTTTTCCGTCAGGGAATCTACCGCCTTGGTAGGTTTGGCCGTCAGCAGCCTAAGTTGATTACTTTCCTCAATCCGTATTCGGCCAATCAGATGCTTGCAGATGATGACCTTCGGACTGTTGACAAGTATGGTGCAAAGGCTACCATCCTCACCGGCGAGATTGGTGAGCTGTTTAATAAGTGGAAGATTATTCAGACAGACTATATCCCTGAAGGATACGGTGTAACCACTCATCGGGATAATGTTGTACTTGGTGACCGCCGCAAGGTGAAGTTTGCTGAGGATGCTATTATCAAGAATGATAGTATTGTTTGGGCGATCTCTGAACGTGTTGCGCTTGAGGTCGAGTACGATGACGCTGTCCTTGTGTTTAATGGATTGACGACTGGCTCTGCTTCTTAAGCTAATTTGCAGTGTAATATGGAGTGATAGTTTACAAGAGCTAGGGGGAGAATTTACTAGGTTCTCTCCCTAATTTTTATTATATTATAGATAGCTCTTGTTCAAACTATTATCCTTTTGGAGGTTTTTTATGGCTTTAGTATTTTGTAATTCTTGCAAACAGGATAAGGACGAAAGCGAATTTGCTACAAGTAGGATACACAGAGGCACAATGCATGGAAATTGTACTAAGTGTGATAGTGAAACTGCTTTGAAAAGGAATAGAACTCTTAATGGTTTAACTAAACGTATTTATGCAGATCAAATTGGTACAGCTAAAAGGCAACCTCATAAGAAATTAGGATACACTCTTCAAGAATTTAAAATATGGATTAAAGCCAATCATAAACAAGAATTCATTGCATTGTGGAGGAAATGGAGAGATTCTAATTGGGATAAATGGTTGAGACCATCTTTTGATAGATTAGATAATTCCTTGGGATATTCTCTAGATAATATAAGGTTGGTAACTTGGGAAGATAATTATAGAAAAGATGTACATAGGAATTGTGATATTGCTGCTAAGGCTCAATCTAAAGAAGTTATCCAGATGGATATGGAAGGGAATGAAATAAATCGGTATAGGTCAGCTAGAGAAGCTGGAAGACAAATTGGAGTATATGGTACTGCTATAACTTCTTGCTGTAGAGGTATGGCCATTACTGCTAAGGGTTTTAGGTGGAGATATTTAGATGGATCAGGAAGTCAAAAGGAAATAGAACCTGGTGTGTCATTTGGTAAATCTACTGCACCTAAAAAAGTTCATCAATTGGCTATGGATAATGAATTTATTGCAGAATATGGTTCTGCTGGTAAAGCTGCTAAAGCAACAGACGGAGATGCTATTAGTATTAGATCAGCTTGCTGTGGCAAATATAAACATTCTGGTGGTTTTAAATGGAGGTATGCAAATGCCGCTTAAGAGGTGTACAAAAGATGGTGTAGAAGGTTGGAAGTTTGGGGACATCGGTACTTTTCATACAGGGCCTAATGCAAAGAGAGATGCTTTGCGTCAGGCTGCAGCCATTTATGGAACAAATTATGCTGACTATGCTGACTATGCTGAAAAGAGTAATCTTGATTGGACATCTGAAGCATGGGATGGTTATTGGTCACAATACTATAATGAAAATGAAATAGATACAATCAGATACATAAACAGAACTCTCTACAAATTAGAGCACGGGGAAATTGATGAAACTGACTGCACAGAATAACCGCAAGGTTGGTAGGCTCACTCCTAGACAAGCAGCTCGTAGGCGTATGATGCCAAGTAAGGAAGCTGGGCAAGAAGGATCAAAGCCAGTAGTACGTCCTAGCAATAGCGTTGTGAAGTTTGGTAAGAAGTCTTGCGTAATGCATCAAGGTGATAGGCTACTTATTGAAATCCATGAATCAGATATTAATGATGTAACACCTTTAGAAATTGATAAGTTCATAAGCCTGTATAAGTCTCCTCTAATGAGACTGCCTGAACTTACTGGCAATACCGCTGATGATATATACAAATTAATTCCTGCTAAAAGAAGAATGATACACTTTGCTCTGTTTATGAATAATATTCAGCACTATAGTGGTGGTAGATATTATCTGGTATACTTAGCATATATGTTAGCTGAAATGGGTCACAAGGTTACTATCATTTCAGATAAGAAAGCATTCTTCATAAAAGACTTTCAATACATAGATGTAGCAGATAGAATTGAATGGGTAGTAGAGGAACGTTGCCGTAAATCAAAGTGGATGTTGAAGGCTGTAGATAATGATTTTGACATAGTCATAACTAGTCCTCTTGCTACTGCTGGATTTAATTATTCTATGAAGTTTGGCATACCTTGCTTTGCAGGAGTATTTGAAACTCCTAACTATGTTAGGAAGTATAGATATGGAGATGATGCTACTGAAGGATATTGGTCAGGATATAAGAGAGGAATTGCAAATCACGCGCATCACTTATTCTCTATATCTCACGAATCTATAAATCATGCCAAAGAGTGGTTTGATGATGATACTATGACCGTCAAGTTTAAGGGCAAGTATGATCTTATTCAGCCTGGAATTAATACGTGGGCTGCAGATATGGTAGAAGCAGAAGAACAGAATGAAGTAGTCTTTGTAGGAAGACACGTTGACTTTAAAAATCCTAATGAGATTATATTTGCCATTTCTAAGATTGACGAAGAAATAAGGCCAGTAGTTAATTTTGTAGGCTCTCATAGTTCTAAGCTTAGAATCAAAATGCAGAAGAATGCTGAGACTGTAGGTGTCAAGATTCGCTTCTATGCTAACATTACTGATGAAGAAAAGTTCTACATTATAAAGAGATCCAAGCTGATGATCTTTCCATCGGTTTTCGAGGGCTTTGGAATCCCGCCAGCAGAAGCTCTCTATTGTGGGAAACCTGCTATAGTTTATGATATCCCTGTTCTTAGGGGTGAATACGGTGACGCACTAGAATACGTCCTTATAAACGATGAGAACGCCCTTGCCGCTAAGGTAGAGGAGTTACTAAAGGATAAGGAGAAACGCCTGAGATCAGGGCTGAATGGACGTAAGGCG